ATTCCATTTGAACAAGACAAGTTCACAGTCTCATTAGACCTAACAGTTGTTGCTCATCGATTTGATGACCCTACCTATGATATGGAAATTCCTCAAAAGATAAAAGGTTTGTGGACTGGGATTACTGCAAACGATGATGTGTTGTTTAATAACCTTACGTTGTCATCTACTTATATTGGAACTACTGGTGTTTCGGGAGGAAGGCGATCATGATTACTATCCTTTCTAGGTACGAGCGTGATGAACAATATCTAGATGAAAACATCATTGCTGCTGTTCGTAAACCTGTCGACAAGGTTTATGTTCAGAAGTACACAGTTCAAGGTGGGGAAAGCCTGGAAAGCATTGCAGCAAAAATCTATGGAGACCCCACCCAGTTCTGGCGCATTGCAGACTTGAACCCACAAATTAAGTTCCCCTTGGATCTTGCATCTGGGATGGTTATCCGTATTCCGCAATGATTATTAAGAATGCTTTTGGTGATGCCCCATCAGTAGTCACCACTGTTATTGGAGGCACAGTACCTGACCGAAATGTTGTTTCGGTTGAGGTCGTCTACTCCGAAAACAAGCATGACATTGCAACAATTACCTACTCGGGGTTTCCGCCCAAAGCAGTTACTGGGTATCGAGGTCTTCCAGTATTCATCTCTTTTGGTACTAACGAAGCAAACACCATGTACTTTCATGGCTACGTTGCTTATGTAGAAGCAAACTCCTACACCCGTATGGGACGTGTAAATGATTCACTCATCCACGAAGCCAAGGTTGTCTGCTTTGGAACCAGTTATGAAATGAAGCCAAGCCGCAATGCTGTGTATAAGAACACCACTCTTCCTAGGCTTGTGTCTACCATTGCAAAACGTTACGGGTTTTCGTATTCAGTACCAAGCAACAACTACACGTTTACAACCATTGAGCAATCTACAAAGTCTGACTGGGAAGTGCTAGTAAGCACGGCAAACAAGTTGGGTTACCACGTAACTGCATCAAACACCCACATCTGTGTTTACGATCCCCTTTCTTCTTTTTATCGCAGAGTTCCCCCAACCGTTCTTCGTACAGTTAACTCTGAAGATGGTCGTGAGCGTAAGCCTGGAAACATCCTGGAGTTCTCAGGAACATTTGGTGACGTAACTCCTGATGGGGACAGCCATGAATACCTTTTGAAGACCCTTGACTCTAAAGGAAAGTCTATTGAATACTCAACTGCTAACTCATCTGGTAGTGGTCTTGGTAGAAAACTAGACAAGCGCTTTGTCCAAGAAATTACTTTTAATGCTACGTCTAAGGAAACTCTTCGGCAATTTGCCAGGGGTTATGAACGTCAATCAATCCCACTACATGCTGATGTAGTTGTGTTGGGGTCGTCAACCTTGTTCCCAGGTTCTCTTGTGCAGATCGACAATTACGATTCTGAGTTTGACGGATTCTGGATTGTGTCTGAGGCCAAGCATGTCATCAACACAGACCACTACATGACATACCTTCACATTAAGACGGACTCAACAAACCTTGACCCGATCAGCAGCATTGGAGGGGCAGCCTATACTCGCCCACCTATGCCACGACTGAGCAACCGTCTATGGGTAAGTGAGAAGGAATTTGCTTATGTCTACTAACGTATACAGAGCAATCGTCTCGTACTCCAGCAACGCTACTGGGGACATCAAGGTTCGAATCCCAGCCAAGTTTGGTCCAGAAACCACTGTTGACATTTCCCGCATTGGCAGAACAGCGTACAATGGATCTTGGTCAGTCCCATCAATCGGTTCACAAATTGTAGTAACGGCAGACGATGAAGCCTTTACAAACGTGTTCTGGATTCAAACTAACCCTGATGAGGCTGTGTCTTTGACGGGGGTGCAGTCTGATATATCAGACTTAGAAACAAGTGTTTCTAATTTGACATCCAGCACTAACTCCAGTATCTCCACAATCAATTCTCAAATATCTACAATCAATTCTCAAATAACTGAATTGCAAGCATACAAAGACGCAAGTCTTTTAGGAATCTTTAACTAGAGGATCTATGGCTGTTATTAAAACCCCATTCAATATTGCGGCTTCTGGAAAGATTGCTGTGGAAAAGTTGACGGACAAGATCGTTGTTCAAAAGATCAAAGACTACGTAATGACCCGTCAGTTTGAGCGCCCAATGTCTCCTCTGTACGGGGCGAACACTCATTACCTTTTGTTTGAGAACTTTGACGACCTTGTCTTCCAGGAGTACAAGACAGAGACTATTCGTGAATTGAATAAGCACATTTCTGGAGCAGAAGTTGTGGGTATGGCAATCAAGCCAAACAAATCGTTCTCCCTATTTACAGACGACGAAAGCACAATGAACATTGAGGTACAGTACAGACTTCCACTTGGCGGAATCCGAACAGCGGAGTTTGAACTAGTTGCCCCACTTAACCTGAATGAGGACTCACGACTATGAGCACATTTGATTACACCAGCAGGGACTACTTCTCTATTAGGCAAGACCTTCTTGCACGTGCAGAGGCAATCCTCCCTGAGTGGACTTCCCGTGACAACTCTGACTTTGGCATGCTACTTGTTGACCTTTGGGCGTACATGGGCGACGTTCTGCATTACTACGTTGATCGTGCTGCTCGAGAAGCATTCCTTAACACTGCTACACAGCGTGAGAGCATCTTGGCTATTGCCAGTCTCTTGGACTACATCCCGACTGGTCGTCGACCAGCAACTGCGTCTGTCGTGCTAAACGCCTCAAACTCTGCAGCAACAGACGCCAACCCAATCCTTATTCCGAAGAACACACGCTTTGTTGCACAACCACTTTTGGAAACGGCTGACTCTGTAATCTTCACCTCAAACACTCCTATTGGTTTTAACACTACGGGAGCAGACGTTGCTGGGTACACCATGTATCCAAAAGCAACACCTGTTTCCTTGAGCCTGACCGAAGGTGAAGTCTTCACAGAGTCTTTTACCAGCAATGGTCAGATCAGCCAGCGTTACACGTTGTCAGTAACTGGTGTTGTTGAGACAAGCGTGTCTGTGACAGTTGCCGAAGGCGTCAGTGGTTCTGACGTTCAGTACTCACGTGTGTCTCGTTTTATTGATGCAACCAACTCTGACAAGGTGTTTGTTACCCAACTTGCATCTGATGATTCTATGACTGTTGTGTTTGGTAACAACGTGTACGGAAAGATTCCAACCACAAATGCCGTAGTCACAATTACGTATCGACGAAGCCGTGGCTCTGCTGGAAACGTGGATGCTGGAGCAATCACTGAGTTTGAATCACTTACCAACATCTACGGACCTCCTTATGACGGAATCGTTATTACGCCAAACGTAAACCGTGCCCTTGGCGGTGTCGATAGCGAAAGCATCATTTCGCTCCAGGCAAACATTCCTGCATCGTTTAGATCACAGGATCGTGCTGTATCTATTCAGGACTACGAAGACCTGGTTTTGCGAGTACCTGGAATTGTAAAGAGCAAAGCAACTGTGGTCACTGGTGCCACAGCAAAGACTGGATACATTACAAACAAGTCTTTGAGTGCAAGTGTTGCGACGCTTACTACAGCATCAGCACACGGTCTTACTGTTGGTGAGACTATTGCAGTGTTCAACGTTGATGACACTTTTGATGGAACGTATGTAGTCAAGACAGGTTCTAGCGGCTCAACGATCCTTTACGATTTGAATTCAGCAAGCGTTGCTTCTGCAAGCGTGTCGTCATCGGCAACTTACGAGAACGCACAGATCAAGATTTACGCATTGACAGACCAGTCAACCTATGACGGTACTCTTCCAGTGTCTCCAACTACTAGCCCGTTGGCTCTTGATAGTTCTTATCGTGACTCTATTTATGACTATCTTGATCCACGAGAAATGGTTGGTGTTAACACGGTAGTTATGCCATCTGTTGCTCTAAACACTGTGAGCATTCAAGTGACTGTTGCTGCTCTTCCAAACTATGTACAGAATGTTGTGTCTGCCGATGTTGAAGCAGCAATCAAAGACTTGTTTACATTTGACAAAGTTTCCTTTGGGCAGACCATGACTCTTGGTTATTTGTACCGAACGATCCTGGACGTTCCTGGAGTTGACTACGTTACGGTGGACCGTTTCTCAACGTCGGCTACCACTGGAGATGTTATTGACACTGTTGGTCTTAGCCCAGTTGTAAAGGGAGTTAAGGCTTCGGACAACAACTTGCTGTTGCTTGACGATCTCACCGTCAACACCAGCGGAGGAATTGCATCGGTCTAACATGGCATACACATCGTTCAGGCTCCGTCGCAAAGACAGTATCTCTGCACCAGACGCAAACCCGTTTGGTTCATATTTACGAAGTGGTACAGATACTGCACCCACTGGACTTACCCGTGTCGACTCTGACAGTGCCCTCCGCTCAGATGGATTCGTTCTTGCTGTAACAGGTGGCGAGGAGATCCTTGAGTTCAGTGCAATCTCAAGTACATACACCAGCGTAAATCTGTCTTGGTCAATCATTGAACTTGTAGACAGGGCAACACTTGTTGATAGTGAGTCTGGGGTATTTGAAATTGTTCTTGTGTACTCAAAGACTGGGTTTCCAGAAACGGTATCTGATGGTCAAATCATTAAAACGCAGACTCACCTAGATGAGATCTATTCAGTAACCCACACTGGGGTTCCTAGCGGTCGATGGGCTTACTA